ATTTAGTAATGGCGGATAATTCAAGTAAGTTGGCACAGACATATACCGGATTTGTGAATTTTAAAGACCTAGTATCCATTTTGAAAAAGATATCAGTTAGTGCTGAGAATCAATTTCAATTTAATGGTAGGCTCTATGATACACCATTTACTAGTGAACGGGCTAAGCAGGCATTGAGTAACATTGACAATGGTACTTTTGATCGGGCAATAACACAAATTGCCGCTTTAACGAAATTAAACATTTACTAGAAAGGCAATTAATATGAGTGAAGAAACCAAGATTGATAAGAAAGCCGTTTTAATCGAAAACGTGCGGACATCAAATGGCAGTAAGTTATTCAAAGGTGAACGGGTAACCGTTGTAACATCAGAGAATGGTACTTATCGCGTCATAGATGGTACAGGAAAATTGTTTTTTATTCCGAAGAGTTCAATTAAATTCGACGTATAACATAAAAAATAAATAAGCAACTACAAATGGGGGTGACAATGCTCCCATTTTTTTATCTCTTTTATAAGATTTGACTATTTATACTAAATAGGGGATTTTATTAGTAAACACATAAGGAGTTATGACATGAGATACGGAATTCAAGTTCAAAACAAAATTGATAGACTGACATTAATAATCACAAAATTGAGTGAAGTGTCAACCCAATACAACAATCCAGTTCTGGAACAATTAATTCAGGAAGCTGCAAGGGCATCCGAAGCAATTCAGAACTTTATTGAGTTGGAAGTGGACGACAATAACTAGGAGACAAAAATTGAAAAATAGTATATGATTTCCGATCCTGATGGTGATCGCGACATTTTCTATTGCAGCTAGTGCCGCGTTCTTTTCGGTATTCGGGCTGGCTAAACTATTTGCCGGTGCAACTGTGCAAGTAATTGTTATGGCCAGTAGTTTGGAATTTGGAAAGCTTGTTACGGCGTCATTTCTGTATAGATATTGAGACACAATAAATGTGGGGATTAAGGTATATCTATCTATAGCGGTGATAGTCTTAATGTTGATAACGAGCGCGGGGATTTTCGGATACTTGTCCAACGCCTATCAGGGTGCAACATTGGATTTTGAAACCCAATCCACCAAGCTAAACGTATATCAAGATCAAGTTGAACAATTGCAAATTGATAAACAATTTCTTGTGGATGAAATGACTGCAGAAATAAATGCTATGCCTGATAACTACGCTACCGCGAAGCGGAAAGCTAGGGCGGCATTTATGGAAAAGATCAACCCATTAAGTGATAGGATTTATGAGCTAACCACTATGGTTTCGAATTTGAAGATCGGATTGGTAAGTTCTGGGGTTGATGTAGGACCTGTTATTTTTATCGCTAGGTCATTCGAAACTAGTGTCGATACAGTGGTGAAATTCTTCATACTGATATTGATATTCGTATTTGACCCACTGGCAGTCATGTTGGTTGTTGCAACTAATATGGTACTATTAGACCACGCACAGAAATTGTTTGCGGAATTGCCCAAGGACAAAAAATCGTGGTGGGATAAGTTCAAACACAAGAAAAAGGAATCAATGTATGGACCCGATGACATTGTAACAATCCCCAACCCTGAAAAGGTAAAGGAATCTCAGGGACAAATTGACAATTATCTCAAAAAAGATAACCCAGTTAAGAAAAAAAAAGAAAATCTAACAAGTGATGAATTCCGCAATAAAGTCGGGATCAAACCTTAAATAAAAGGAAAAAGAAAATGAAAAAATAATCTTATTTATACTATTATTGTTACTATCAGTGGGATTGATGGGACAAACGTCAGCAACGGCAGAAGTGACTGCAACTGTACAATCAGTGCTTACTTTGGCGAAAAATGTGGATATTAACTTTGGCAATATCTCAGCAACATCCACTCCTATCATGGACCCAAAAGGATTAGTTAATACCGATTTGGGTGCAGGATATACAATCGGTCAATTTGACATAGGTGGCTCTGATGGAGTTGGCGTCCTTGTATCATTTGATGCTACAGTCGTATTGGGTGATGGAACAAATATAGTAACATATACTCCAGTAATCTATGGGCACGAAGATACTCAAGCTACATCCTCATTAGTAACACAGGGTGGTGAAGTGATTCTAGGTGCAACCGGATATAAATTGTGGGTAGGTGGAAATTTAGGAACATTGACAAGTCAAGCAACGGGCGTTTATACTGCATCTGCTACAAATGGTGGTGGACTATTTACAATTACACTAGATTATAATTAAAATAATCTAAAATAAATCGGTGTTTTTATCAAGTAGGATGATATATATACTTGATACACAAATTAAACAAAGGAATTTATTTTCAATGCAAAACAATTACAGACATCAAGAAATTACATGGCATCTGACATCCCTCGGCAATTTACGCCACGGGACTATTTGTGCATCATTTGATTATGCCGTAGAACCAAAATCCATACCGGACTCACCCACCTTCTTGTAAACTGTAAATAACATAAAAATACATTGAAGGTGGACTAAGGTTCACCTTTTTTATTTTGCATAAGTTGAAAATAACGGTTGACATTGTCGTAAAAATGTCGTATCTTGGTTAAGATATTTGAAAGAGAAACGCCCGTCTACCCCAAATGGAAAGAGGGACTGGTCTTAAACACCACACAGTCCGAGTTCGAGCCTCGGGGCGGGTACAAAAATAATTTGAGAAAAGTGAAAATAACGGTTGACTTTGTCGTTTTTATCTTGTATCTTGTTATATGTGAGAAGAGAACCTCTCCTAAGATTTTTGAAAATACTTTGAAATAAACGAAAATAAAGCTTGACTTTGTCGTTTAAATCTTGTATATTCAGGTATGAAAGAAACGGAATAAGTTTCTAAAGATTTTTGAAAAAAATGTATAGCTTAATGGAAAGCGACCAGTCGAACTGGGAGAAGATGATTCAGAGCCATCTACATTTTGATATATTTGTGACAGGAACAAAAGGCAAACCGCATACTAACCTTCGATGTGTTAGTATAGCCGCGAATCGTCATCGCGTTGACAGGGAGTTGCACAGTTGATTATGACATATCAACCGCGTCAGTTATTTGACAATTGGGTATAATAGTAGAAAAACGATAGTTATTATGAGGTATCTCGTATGACTATTTAATATAAAGTGGTTCCCTTCATTGGGAGCCACATTTAGTGGAGTGACCGAGGGTTTAGGCATCTGAGTTTTGGAAACTTGGACAGGTGGGTTCGACGCCCACTTCCGCTACAAATAATGTCGAATATTCGAAACTTTTTTTTTCGACATTGATATTTATAATTTGCGATTGATAATATACATAGGATTGAAATTGAAGGATTGATTGAAAATTATATAAATAAAAAATATTACAACCAATAACAGTGGGATGATTCGGCTCTGTCTCCCTTAAAGAACTGCGGTAACGAGCACCGAAGACCGATTGGTCGCTGAAATGTTGTTTTTAAGATTTAAGTAAAAGCGTGGTTAACGGGTTATCTCTGTTTACGGCATGTGACAGGAGCGAAAGCTGGATGGGTTCAAATCCCATAGGAACTTTTTGTGACCGTGGAGTACCATTTCATTCCTGCAGGGTGATAGTGGAAATCTGCTCCAAAATATTGCAAGAGCATTTGTGGGTTCGCTCTTAATAAAACTCAATCCACACATGCACCGGTAGCTCAATAGGCAGAGCAGGGGCCTTTTAAGCCCAAGGTTGGGGGATCGTCACCCTCCCGGTGTACACTAAATACATTATGGCAGAATGTAAATTGTTATATTATATATTACAGTACTGGCCAGTGCGTATATGATATGGACATGCGAAAAGGACCCAAGCGTTCAGGTGTTTGGTTTAATGAGGCACTTTATCATGTGTTGAAGGTTAAAATCCTTCTAATGTATTTAAAGAATTAAATGCGGGATTAGTGTTTAACGGCTTAGCACGCGAGACTTCCAATCTTAAAGTATCAGTTCGAATCTGATATCCCGTTCAAAGTTTAAAAAAACTGGGTAAATCGTGAGTATAGGGTAATGGATATCCCACTCAGTTATAACCTGATGAAATGTTGGTTCGATTCCAACTACTCGTTAAGGTTTGCCCGAAGAATTAATAGACTATGGGACTGCTAGGAGTGGTCACTTCCCTGTCAAGGAAGAATGTCAGGCGGGTTCGAATCCCGTATAGTCTGCTTAACAAAAAATAAAGGTAACAAAATGAAAATGACACGAGGAATAGCGATTTTACTAATTTTAGTGGTATGGCTTATCGCATTTGATTATATGGATAATCAACGGGATACGGCATTAGAATCACTTGAAAATCACGAATTTCGTTTGGAACTCGTTGCAGATACGGCAGGTACATATAGTATTATCATGAATGGAGACACCACTCGGTATTCCCTGCATAAAAAAACACAACTTTATTAAAACATACATTGCGGGGAGCTAGGTGCCGCGGAGCCTCATAAGCTCACGTTTCCAGCTTCGATTGCTGGCCCCGCCACCATTTAAAAATTGCGGGTTGGAGCAGTGGTCAGCTTGCTTGGCTCATAACCAAGACGTCGGGGGTTCGAATCCCTCATCCGCTACCATTTCTGAAATAGTGCTGCATCGCACTCCCTATGAGTGACACAGGGTTACGCCACTCGGCTCATTCTCGATATATGAGGGGACAATAATCGAGGTCTGGGTACACGACTGATGTACTCCTTTTCAGCTGGATGTATGACACAACCGCCGATGCCAATCCTGCATTGAAATTACCTCGTAATTTAAATTACCTTCAGAAGTATATGGATATTTGGAACTGGAGTCAGTAGGCATGGACAACGGCTTGTCAAGCCGTGGAAGTGGGATCGTTACCCATCAGTTCCGCATGTAACACAGCCGGAGATCAAGTGATCATAGGTCAAAGGTGTTCCTTCAGTCTAGTGATATCCTGTAAAGAATTCACAGGACGGGGAGACATGTTCCAAGGGGGCGAGACTGCCTTGCAAGCAGACTGTGGTGGGTTCGATTCCCACTCTTTCCACAAGGTTTTAGTAATATTTGTCCGTAAAGACGCTCAGCGTCTCACACAAAATTTACATCTGGGTTGTTAGCATTGGGGTAATGCACTCGCCTGTAAAGCGACCAGATAGAGGTTCAACTCCTTTACAACCCACGAGCTAGATTCAATCACGAAATGGATTGGGGCATTCTGAAGAAAAAGTAAACAGTTAATCGAGTAGAAAAAGTAATCAGAGTGAAAATAAAGGGTGATTCCTTTAGGCGGCAATACCGCCCTACCTTAGCATTTGGCTCCATCGTCTAACTGAATAGGATTCCGGACTTTCAATCCGGGGATGAGAGATTGAGACTCTCTGGAGCTACACAACGTCTATTGGATTATCGGTTATATCACAGCCCTTTCAAGGCTGGGAGCGGGGTTCGACTCCCCGATAGACGACGCAGCGTTGGTATTTAAGGAGTTGACACCACGTGTTTAGAAAATCAAACTGAAATTCCAAGTCCAATCGCGTAATTGGACACATGGTTCCATCGTCTAACCGGATAGGATTTCGGCTTCTCAAGCCGAGGATTAGGGTTCGATCCCCTATGGAACTACACTTGAGAGCGTTAAAGGCGTAGATGCTTTGGTTGACGAACCATTGTATTAGAAAAGCAAAGGTGAAATTCCTTACCTCGAATCCAATTAATGCACACGTGGCTGAGTGGCAATAGGCATCGGATTGCAAACCCGAAGGACGTCAGTTCGAATCTGACTGTGTGCTCAAACAAAAACATACATGGTGATTGTGGTATAGTGGTAATTACGCCAGGCTGTGACCCCGGAGACCTGAGTTCAATTCTCAGCTTTCACCCCATAATAGTTTTCAGAAGGGTTCTATTCAAAAACCCAATCCAATTTCCGACGTAGTATTAATGTTAAAACGACACGCTGTTAACGTGAAAGATGGTGGTTAGAATCCATCCGTCGGAGCATACCGCCCCCAGCGGTATAACAAAATGAATAATAAGCAGGGCGCCTTTAAGTGCTGTTATTTTACTGGGGACATATTCCAAGGTAGCTCAGAGGCAGAGCGTGCGACTGTTAATCGCAGGGTCGAGATTTCGAAATTCTCTCTTGGAGCTAGGGGCTAATTGAAAATGGGAATGGTGGGAGTAGTGACTCACTTGAATGACAGTAAATTAAATCCTTTGCTGAAAACTACACTGGTTGGAAGCATGATGTATGGTCTAATGGCAGGACGGCTTCGTTGAAGAAGCAGATATGGGTTCGAATCCCATTGCATGGCACACATTCCCCTGTAATATTAATTGGTAAATATCCGGCCTTGTAAGTCGGGCTTGTCGGTTCGAGACCGGCCGGGGGATCATAAACGCGTGAGTAGCTCAGATGGTAGAGCTGTCATTTTAGGTTTTAAGAGTACATTGGAGTCATGACCAATCTATATCTTAGGTCTTTCATAAGTGATGTAATAGTGACATTGATACATTCAATCCATATCAATTGTAAGTGGTGCGAGGAAATATTTGTCCGGGGTCAGGTTCAATTCCTCCCTCACGTACTAATTTCAAATAAAAAAAGAAAACAGTTGACTTTGTCGTTTTTATCTTGTATCTTGAAGTATGAAAAAGAGAACAATAAAAAAAGACAAAACGATGATCAGGCCTACGATGAGGGAAACAATTCCTACTCGTAAAGTGTTTAAGGATAAAACGAAATATAATCGTAAACCTAAGCACAAAAAAGCTTGGTAAAATAATCGCTCCCATAGCTCAGTCTGGATAGAGCACTTGGATACGAACCAAGTGGCCGTAGGTTCAAATCCTTCTGGGAGTACTAAAAATTAATATCACTTTTATGAAAATAAAAGCGATGTTTGAGACTCCACCCTAATATATATATATACAAAAAGGGTTGGAAACAATCTTATATTAAATGTTTTTTGAAAAATTAAATTTTGGTGAACAATCTGTATTGATGCGACTGTTCAAAAAAGTATAATCAACTTACCAAACAATGGCGGTATGGCGTCATCAGATAACCCTGGGAAACCGGGACTAAAGGACTCGTAGAAAAGTCGCTCTCACTTGTGGGAGACATCTATACAATGGTTTAACATATTTGCCTCAGCCCTTTAATACGGGAAGAGGGGAATATCTGGTTGTCGTGGAACAGCTGGTGAGGAGAAATCCAATAGGGAATGCCAGAGAATTTTGTTCAAGGTAGGGATACTGAGAGCTTGATTCTAGTAATTATGTGTGTTTTCTAGGGAAAGCATCCGACTGAGGGCTAACGCTATAGGTTGGAAGTATAACCAAACATCTTATCGCAGGGTAAGACTGGGAACAATTAAGAACCACTAAAATCTCTTATCCAGAGAATGGTATGAAGTTGAATGGTATGTTTTCCCCAAAAGGGAGAATGCCATCGCTGATCGGCGCAGCTTCTAATGTCCACAAAGACTCAATATAGCTCAATGGTAGAGCTTCCGCATTCTAAGCAGACAGTTATGGGTTCAAGTCCCATTGTTGAAATCAAGTAAAAAGACCGATAGCGTTTAGGAGCAAAATTCCCTAATCCCTAGCAACATAGTTGAACTGGGGGCAACCAAACTCACAAGGTGCGGATGTTTTATGGTGAAAGTGCTAGTGGTGTTAAAACCTCAGTCAGCCCTGCAAGGTTGAATAGTAATTAGTAACTGTGGAGAGAACCTAAACGAAAAGAGTGGTAGTCTATAACTACTGGGACTGGTATCTTACTACTCGCAAGAGTAAAGACCCTAGCGGGTCGTCGTGGACAAAGGAAGGAACGAAATAATCTTCCCAAAGGGATACTATAAGAGGTGTAATCTCAACCTACCAAACAAGGACAGTAGCAATGGTTGCACGGTCAAAATTCAATTTCCAATAATTACAAATTAGAATTAGTATCGTCTTCTGGGTTCGACTCCCAACTGTCCACAATCAAAACAATATTTAGGAAATGGCGCTGTATTCCAATGGCAGAGAAGATGGTTTCAAAAATCATAAAGTGTCGGTTCGAGTCCGACCAGCGCTACAATACGGGCAAATGGACTTCACGACCCCCATCAATAGTGATGTTCCTGAGCCCACCCATTTGAAAGAGGACGGGGAGTAAAGCTTTCATCGGTAAACTATAGTGAATCCGTAAATCAAAAAGACTCCCTCAATGGCTCTCTAACCCAATTGGTAGAGGTGGCAGTTTTAGAAACTGTTTAGGTCAGGGTTCGACTCCCTGGGGAGCTACAAACATAGGGGTACTTTCATCGGCTGAGATAAGCAGTCTCCAAAACTGTGTTCTTCGGAACTTGAGGGTTCGAATCCTTCTACCCCTGCACAACTTGGTAATAATGACCGTGAGTAGAAGGGTGACACGATAATCTAGTAAAGTGTACGACTCACTCAACTCTTAGGAGTACAATCACCCCATTATCAAGTTACATGCATCCGTAGCTCAATTGGCAGAGCACCCGGTTCTTACCCGGGAGGTTGTAGGATCGTCACCTACCGGGTGTACATATTGTATCAGAAAAAATGATACAAGCGGCTATGTATCAGAAAAAATGAAACAAGAAAGGTTATAAAATGACAAAATTTGAAATGGATCGTGAAGCTAGAGAAAGTGTATTTGGAATATTCGGAGTCTCAAGGTTCGCGTTGTATATTGTAGCGGGACTCGCACTAATGTCAGGAAATCTGTTTATTGCAGGTTTGGGCATTGTTGCTGGAGCTTCAATTGAAATTACCAGACGATTTTATTTCTGGTCTAGAAATTAAAACACTGCTCCCATAGTGTAACTGGAGGCACGTCAGTCTTCTAAACTGACAGTCGGGGTTCGAATCCCTGTGGGAGTACACAACCCGTTATTGGGCAAGTGGATGCCCCGCGGCCTGTAAAGCCGTCGTCAATATGACAATGTTGGTTCGACTCCATCTAACGGGACAAAAAGGAGATTTATATGGAAGGTTATTATTGGCATTATTTATATGAAGAAGATTTATTTTATTTGAGTTTTTTCCACCCAGAAGAGGGCATTGAAGGAGAATGGTTTTTCCAGACTCGAGCGGAATTGGATGCTCATCTTAAAGAAAATAATATTACCGATGTAAATTACCCTTATAAACAGAAATAAAATAAGTTCGTGCGATTGTTATTACTTAGTGTTGTACGATTCTTATTACTTATGGCTCGGTAGCTCCAATGGTAGAACACAGGACTTGTACGAAAATTATACTTTTTGATACTTATAATAAAGGATGATATTATGATTATAAATTTACAAGAAGAATGGCTCACCGATAACGGAAAATACAAATGCCCCCATTGTGGAAAAACATACACTAAAAAGGGGATTTCAACTCATATATGGAGAACACATGGAGATGGAAAATCTCATAATCCGAACCAAGGATATGAAAATGGGTCGAGAATTATATGGAATAGGGGGTTGACAAAAGAAACCCACTCCAGCTTAATAAAAGCTGGTGAAACATATTCCACCAGAATCAAAAATGGGGAAATTCAACCCGGATTTTTGGGCAAGAAACATTCCGATAAATCCAAGATGAAAATGAGCTTATCCGCGTCCCAAAACAACCGAGGTGGTAGATGCAAATGATTTGAATATTCTAAACAAAATGGTGAAATTGTATATTTGCAAGGAACGTGGGAAATTAGATTTGCCAAAGTGTTGGATTTAATCGACCCAAATTGGGTACGACCTACATCTGGAATGGATTCCCACACGTTTGAATGGGTGGATGATGAAAATGTTAAACATAATTATACTCCAGATTTTTATTCCCCATTATTAAATAAATATTTCGAAATTAAAGGGTATTGGTGGGGAAACGATAAGCGGAAAATGGAATTGGTTATGGAAATCTATTCAGATACAAATATTGAAATAGTTAGAAAAAAAGAATTAATACAATATGAAAAATTAATAAATTAATGGGACATGAGCAAGAGAGGTCTTTGCGCTGGGTTGAAGCTCCAGAGAGTCCGGATCGTTACCGGGGTGTCCCACTTGTGACAATGTTGGATAATATTTGTACATTTATTATTCAATTGGGATAACCCTAGAATCAATGCCGTACAATGAATCGGGAGAAACGGCCAAACTGCATGTTTATGATATCTACATTGCGGTTCGAAATTCCAGTCACCTATCGCAGTATCGCCAAGAGGCCTAAGGCAGTCGGCTCATATCCGGAAGATCAGTGGTTCGAATCCACTTACTGCGACAAAAGATGTATCTCGTTATCATTATTGAACTTACATCAATTTCAACTTAGGGCTTGTGTATTTCCCCCAAAATATGCGAGTCCGCATCTATCTCGGTAGCTCAGTAGGTTAGAGCGTTGGTCTGATAAACCAAAGGTCGTTGGTTCGATTCCAACTCGAGGTACCATATCCGAAAGTGTTTTCGCGTAAATCGTTTTGAATGGTAATGCATTATCAAACAAACGGTGCAAGACATTTTCACATCTTCGCGTAGGTGTGAATAGGATATTGAATCTGGCCCATGGGACTGCTAGGGGTGGTCACCTGTTTTGCAATCAGGATATCAGATCGGTTCGAATCCGATATGGCCCACGCTAGTGCAAATGACAATTGTAAGCACTCGGGGATTTCACTAATCAGGTAGTGAATGTGGCAACCGAAAATCATCAAACATTGTCAGCTTTGTATGTTTCGCTATAAAAACATACCAATACTCCAGTAGTTCAACGGAAGAATATGGGTCTGATATACCTAAGACGGCAGTTCAACTCTGCTCTGGAGCACAATCATTTTGATACTGGCAACGCGTGCACTGTGGGTATCGAATAATTATAGTGCCATTGGCGTGAATCACTATCATCATTTATCTGCAGATAGAATGGAAATTAATAAAAGCTCGACAAACCAGCAGGATTAGTTCAATGGTAGAACATCTGGCTTACATCCAGAAAACGCGGGTTCAATTCCCCCATCCTGTACACATGCTTTCGTAGCTCAACTGGACAGAGCTCCTGGTTTCGACCCAGAAGGTTGCAAGTTCGAATCTTGCCGAGAGTACACAAGCTCCCATAGCTTAATGGTAAAAGCCCCAGTTTTATAAACTGGTCAGATTCAGATGAAGTCGAGATGTTGGTTCGAGTCCAACTGGGAGTACAATACATGTCTAAGGTATAGACATGAAGAAATAACGTGTCTAAATTATGACGATTTAACGACATGTTATTATTACATGTTGCAACAAACGACATGACAATATGGAAGTAGTCCGGCATGGACGAGGACACCGCCTTGAAAGCGGCTGGCCTGAAATATGGTTCGGGGGTTCGATTCCCTCTACTTCCGCACTTAGAAGCTGCCGCTGAATGGCCGGCAACACGCTTCGAACGCGTGGGTATCCTAACGGGTAGGGGTTCGATCCCTCCAGTTTCTGCATTTTATTAAAAATAACGCTTGACTTTGTGATCAAAGTCTTGTATATTATAGTACAAATAAATGGAGACTTTATGCACATACATTGGCACAAATTCGATCACAAAACAGGCGTCAATAATTATTTTGAATGCCGATGTGGTCACAGAATAACAAAACGATCAACTACAACATTAGTCGGCCCAACGGACAAGCAATGGTTGAATCATAAACCGCCAGCTCCGAGACCGATACCGCCACAAGGCATATTGTCGGATGACAGTCCGTATAAAATAAAAAATTAATCTCTGACTTGTCGCTCTACGGAGAGGAAAGTCGGGTCACCATTGCTTAACTCAGGAGACCTAAACAGTCGTTTTTACTGGTGAGGATGTAATTCAAAAAAGTTTAGTCGGAAAGCAGGACTATAATGACAAGTAAATTTAACTAATCTTTGGCGATTCGCACTACGGTGAGGAAGCTCAGGACTCCATTACGCAAATGAGGGAGATTTAATAAATCGTTTGGACCGCAGAGGGAGCAAGCTAAACAGGTATAGAATGGGCGTAATTCTATGATTACCGGGTTAGTGCCACAAGTTCAATGGGTCGCTTAAATGACAGAATCCTGGCTACAGAAGATTAGTTAAAAATTTATAGTCAATAGTTAGTTACAAAAGAAATTTTCTTGATACTTATAGTAAAGAGGAGACATTATGATTGAACTTACATGTATAGAATGTGGTGAGGTATTTAAAACATACCCGTCAAAAAAACATAGAAAATTTTGTTCAAAACATTGTTCGGCTAATTATAATGGTAGAAAACGTGTTGGTTTTAAATGGTCGAGTGAAGTAAAACAAAAAATAAGTGAATCACAAAAAGGTAGAATAGTATCAAATGAACATAAACAAAAAGTAAGTGATGCTATAACTAAAAAATGAAATTCTAATATTTATAGAATTAAAATGGTGGATGCTGCTAATAATAGGTTACCACCCACCGAGGAAACGAAATCTAAAATTTCAAAATCGCTTAAATCAAAATGAGATAATGACCCAGAATTTAGAAAATCACATCAAAAGGCAATATTATCAGGTAGAGGCGATTGTCCCAATAAACCTGAAAAACAAACGATTGATGTTTTAAATGATATGAATGTTTCATTTGAATTTCAATATAATGTAGGGCCTTATATTACAGACTTCTATATACCAAATAAAAATTTAATAATAGAAATTTTTGGTGATTATTGACATGCCAATCCAGCGAAATATGATGCTAACGAATTAATATCATATCCTGGTGGTAAACGAGTTAAGGCCAAAACTATATGGACAAAAGACAAAATTCGTATTCAATATCTAAATGATATGGGATATGATGTTGAGGTAATTTGAGAACGCGAATTATTTAATATTAAAGAAATTTTAAGAACCCCGCTTATAGGAGATTATATTTATGAAAAAAGGAACCGCGTCGTAATTAACTTTAAATAGGAGAATTACGATGGACAATAGGGAATGGCGAGATTTAAAGTCGATACCACGTTTTCAAATACATACTGGTGCAACAAGTGCAATGAGTATGTTCTGAAACTTGACTATTGGGAGTGTGACGATGGATTCCAGTTTGGGCAAGTAGCGGAGATGATAGCAGGGAATTGGTAAACAATTAGAATGGGAGAGAAGATATGAAAAAAGCGAAGCCAACACTCATGAGCAAAATGAATCTGCGTGAACAGTTTGAGAAAGAGACAAGAATGCGTTTTGAGGCAGGACAACCAGACTTTCCATACCTTACAAGTTATGAGGACTGGCTCCTTCTTCGATGCACCAAGCAAGCGGAAGAGTTGGAAAGACTTCAAAAACGTGACTGCTCTGCATCTATTGAATTATGCTTCAATGATGGGACAGACCATTTCGAAAGAGAGTCCCTTAAAATCGTTGGCATTGGTGTGCCTGATAACATCTACATTGTTGAGAGCCAAACAGTGACTAAGGCATTGGCTGAGCGTGACAAGCTACAGCGTAGGATTGATGAAGCGCCAAGAGCAAGCACATCTATTGAGATGGAGACCCTAATATATGAGGGGACTATTGAAACTGACAAAGAATATTCGATTGTAGAATTGGAGGCCGATGATGCATGATGTGAATTGTCCATATTGCGAAGCGGAACAAGAAATATGTCACGATGATGGCCAAGGTTACGCAGAAGATGAGACCCACCAGCAAGAGTGTTCTGCATGTGGCAAGACGTTCGTCTTCAATACTTCAATCAGTTTCTATTATGAACCAGCGAAAGCGGATTGTCTGAATGATGCTGACCATATTTATGAACCGACTCACACCTATCCAGTTGAACATTCAAGGATGCGTTGCAAGATGTGTGATAAAGAACGCAAATGCACAGATGAAGAAATGGAATCTATCCTAATCCAAAGGAGCCGATGATGAAACAAGCACCAAGTAATTTTTACGCATTCCCCAGGATTGCCAACACCACAATGACTAAGGCAGACTTGTCAGAGTTATTACTTTCCACTGATGGTTTGATTATGACAAATGGCAGAATGTGGGATATAAAATCAAAGAGCTTAGGCGCTGGCATCTACAGAGTGTCCTTAGAATTGAAGGAGGCCGATGATGAGTAAAGATGATGTAACAATCAAAGATATATCTGAATTACAACTTGAGATAGCAGGATTAAAAACAATTGGAGAGTGGAAGGCTTGTGTGAAAAGTTTTGCAGTAAAGCACGAACTCACTGATAGAGAAGCTAATGGGATAAAGGAGCAATCATGAGCGAGATGAGTCTTAGAGAGCAGTTTGAGAAAGAGACAGGCTACAAGTTGCCTGACGTTAGGGATTACAATTCATTTGAACTGAATGTTAAACTTGCTGATTATTACGAGCGATTTAGTGGATGGATGAAATCCAAGTGCGAAGAACTCCAAAAGGAGAACACTAAGCTGAAAGGTAAATATAACCACCTTGAGAATCACGCCAATGAGCGCGTGCATGACCTACACCAACAACTCACAGCCCAATCGAAGGAGCTTGAGGCATGGCAAATCCGCCAACCAGAACAGGCGATAGCTGAACTTACCCTTAGTGAACTTGGACTCAGGATTGCCAAGATAAATGATGCTAACGGCTGGACACCTATAACCCTAGAGGATTGGAATGACGATTATAAAATAACCGCAATGCTTGGACTAATTATGACCGAGTGTTCAGAGGCTATTGAAGCGCACAGAGATAATGATTTTGAAAACTTTGGTGAAGAAATGGCAGACATTCTAATCAGAGCAATAGACTTAGCTGAACGGCTTAGAATAAAGACCTACGAGGAGATAGTCTCAAAACTTGATAAGAATGAAAATCGAGGGCATAAGCATGGGGGCAAAAGGATATGATTGCTGTCTGTGAAGGAGGTGGGGAGTGAGTTCTAAACCACTGAAAGCGAACGATGGAAGGAGAGGGAAATGATTGGGGATTACAAGATAGGTGGTGGTTGGGGTGCTCGTGTAGGCTGGACCAGGCCAGAACAATTTAAGACAGAAGATGAGTACATTGACGATAAGACACTTTTTGATGTTGATGGACACTATACACCAAGGCCGAAAAAAGGACAAACTCTTATTGGTGAATTTCAAAACAGTTGGATGCAATTTGAATTTGTAGAAATAGACTACATGAGTAACCCGCCCGACATGTTCTTTGCCAAGGTAAAACCGATAGACCAGGAAACTAAGTGAGTCTTTATAACGTGGTTTATACCTCAAGCGTAGCGACGTAGGTATCAAAATGAGTTAGAAAAATAATGAGATTGGGGTCAACAAATAATAATAAAGGAAAAAGTAAATGAGCAATCACTCACTGTTAAAGATAAGAGTTTCGGACATTTCACAAGAAATTGTCGAACTATACAAAAAGCAGATATCAGAGCGTGACCCTATGGATGCAGGATTTGACCTATTTGTTCCAGAGCCTCATGCCGTAAGGAAGTTGCAAACTTCGAATGTTATCAATCACAAGGTACAGATAGAGTTTCATATCAGTGAACCATTCTATAATGCAGCACATGGAAATCTTGATAAGCTAAGACCTTCCTATATACTAATGACTCCACGTTCAAGTATCTCCAAAACCTCACTACGTTTAGCTAATAGTGTTGGAGTTATCGACTCAGGATATAGAGGCGACTTGATTTCTAAAGTTGACAATCTAGGCACAGAAAAAATGATTAAGGCTGGAACTTCACTGTTTCAATTAATAGTAGGAGAGCATTGCGATGTACAACTTGTTAGTAAGTTTTCTGGAACTAAGCGCGGTAAAAGCGGTTTCGGCTCGACTGGAAATACTATATAAAGGTGTTGTATTCTTAATATTTGGACAACCAATAGCCAACAATACCACAAATTATACATACTTAAATTGGAACAGAGTGAAAGCAAATGCTGGTTCTGTGGACCCCACAGTGGGTGCAATGGAAGTTATGGTGATTGGGGTGATGAACGCAGTTGGAAGGAATACAGGAAATACCAATGCAAAGATAGGTGTTAATATGAAACAAGTGATAGTATTGAGAAAAGATTTGAAAATGCGTAAGGGTAAAATGATTGCTCAAGGAGCACACGCTTCAATGATAGTATTATTGGATTATCCAAAGCATGAATTTGTTCAGGAATGGTTATCTGGACAATTTACGAAAATAGCAGTAAGTGTGGATTCAGAAGATGAACTTTTGGAATTGTACGAAAAAGCTAAAGAAGCTAAATTACCATGTTCATTGGTAACTGACGCTGGGAGAACTGAATTCAATGGGGTTGCAACCATAACCTCAATTGCAGTTGGTCCCGGACCAATAGAAGAAATTGATAAAATTACAGGAAATCTGAAATTATTGTAAAATAACGGTTGACTTTGTGGATTTTATCTTGTATCTTGTAGTATGATAAGGTGGAGATTATGGGAGATAGAGCCCCAGATTTTATCGAAACCGATTAGGTAGCTCTACTAATCAATATGGGCCTAAAGCTTTAATGGTGAAGCACTCGCCTTTTAAGCGAGAGAACGTCGGGTTCGATACCCCGTGGGCCTACTAAAATAAGGAAATGAAAATGAGAACCGAGCATATAGAAAAATGGATTCCAATCAATGAATGTACCCATTGTGGATTCTATAAAATCGAAGCTCGTAACTTTGGTTATGGGGTTTTTGTAAATAATCAGGAAGCACATAATAATGCGTTCATCGGAATAAGAACTAAGTTCGGTGGTGAATTTTTGGCCAAGGAATTACATTGGGATGAAGACGATCATTATGGTACAGCCAAACCGTTGGAATTTATAGAAGCTTGTCCATATAACTATGATACCCAACGCAAAGAAATGTTTAAATGGATAGAAGAAAAAATAAGTGGTTTGGAAGATTAAGACGATACTTATAATAAATAGGGATATGGTATAACGGCAATTACGCGGGGTTTTGAACCCTTAAATTCCAGTTCGATTCTGGATATCCCCACAAATTGATTCATGGTGTAACGGTAGCATCGCAGGTTCTGAGCCTGTCAGGTCGGGGTTCAAATCCCTGTGAATCAGCAAAACAAAATGGAGGTTATATGTCACAATTTTATGGCACAGTTCAAGGTAATAGAGGACAAACCAGTCGTGGTGGGTCTAAGAATTCAGGGTTAGAAACATATACAGCATCATGGAGCGGAGCAATCAGATGTTACGCATACTATGACAAGGAAACTGATACCGACATGGTCAGGGTTGAAAAGACTACTTGGCGTGGACAGGGTGACAGTAAAATATTATATGACGGGCCAATCGGTCAAGAATAACAAAATGCGGGTGTAGCTCAGTCTGGTAGAGCTCCAGGGCGACATCCTGGGCAAGCGTCGGTTCGAATCCTGCCACTCGTACAAAACATTAAATTAAAAGGAATATCAATGTCAGAAGTTAAAATTGTTAGTGAAGGTAAACGATTCAGGGAAATTATTAAAGATGGGGTTACGATTCATCAGGAAAAGGATGACCGAGGAAATTGGGTTGCCCGTTTTTCCATGAAGGAATACACTCGGATTGCCAAAGAGCGTGAAGCTGAAGAGAAAAAGAAAATCCAGAGGCAGGAGCACAAAGAGAATAATGCTTAAAAAATTGTGGTGCCGGATATTTGGTCATAAAGAATATACAATGGTATCACAACCATGGCAGGAAAATAGGGCAACGTGGAATATAGTATGCCCAAGATGTGGAGAAATATTGCGTGGTTAATCTAACTAAAAAAAGTAAATTATTGGCTCTCATTTTGAGACACAAGCCGGAACAATTCAATATTACATTGGATTCTGAAGGTTATGCTGATGTATCGGAACTACTGGATACTGGCAAATTTACTATGGATGAATTGGAAGGAATCGTAAATACCGGACCGAAAATCAGATATGCATTTGACATCACTGGTGAAAAGGTTAGGGCAATGCAGGGACATTCCATTGAAGTTGATTTGAAATTGGAATCAGTTGAACCTCCAAAATTTTTATATCATGGGACCCCCACTAAAAATATTGATCCGATCATGAAAAATGGATTAAATAGGGGCAATCGACAATATGTTCATCTATCAGAAGATGAATTTACTGCAGGTGTGGTTGGAATGAGGAGGGATCATGACCCCGCCATCTTAGTAATAGATGCATTAAAATTGCACAAAGATGGGCATCCATTCTATTTAGCAGAAAATGGGGTTTGGCTAACAGACAATTTTGATTCACAATGGGTACATAGAATTATTTGGTAATGGAGGTTACTATGGATAAGTTAAGTAAAGTTGAAATGAATGCAATAATTGAGGCACTTCTGTTTACATATTGTGTTGATATTAATGCGGATTTCGAAGTCGATGACGAAACGCTATTTGAGATAGCTGTTAAACTTCAGAAAATGATGGGTGAGAAAGCTACCCTGAATAAATTTTATATTTTGGGCGGGGCACATGAAGAACCCCATAAAGTTAAAAATTTAATTGCCAATTTTGATATGAAAGTTGGCTAGTATAATCCTGCTATAGTTTAATGGTAGAATTCGTGTGTGGTATTCATGAGATCGTGGTTCGATTCCACGTGGCAGGACAATTGCTCTTATAGTATAATTGGATTAGTACAGGACTTTCGTAATGTCCAAGCATCGGTTCGAAACCGTTTAAGAGCTCAAGGAGAAAAATGTGACTAAAAGAAAATTAAATAAAGCCGAAACGTGGGAACAAATGGAAGCCCGATGGGCACAAGAAAAGGCGGATAGAACAATGTTAGTAAAAATATGGGATGCCATTACTGACCATACATATTGGCCAGTTTATAGATTTTTCAACAATGCACCATACAGAACATACATCAAACGGCCTCTTCAGAGAGCCATTAGGGGATATGATGAATCAGCACATTGGAGCTTGGATTATCATTTTTGTAAAGTTATTCTACCTCCACTAAAGGAACTACGTGAGAAAACTCATGGGCACCCATCCACAATTGATTCATTCGATGAATGGAAAAAAATATTAGATGAGATGATTGAGGGCTTCGAATTGGCCGATAAAATGACTGATGGATTTGCAATTTTCCAAGAGGATTTTGACAAATTGCCCGACCACATGAAAAAAGTATATCAGAAACCACACTGTGAAATTATCAGTAAAGAAAAAAGGGATAGGGCGTTCGATTTGTTCAAGGAACATTTCCACGCTCTTTGGGATTAAGATGGAAAAAATTTATGTAGTAACAACAATCTTTGTACCAGTGGAATCTCAAGGTTTAGATACATGGTCAAAAGATTTTAAGGTTGAAGATTACCCAAAAACCAAAACAAGATGTGTAGCTTGGTATCCAGAAGAATCCAATGCCATCGCATGTGTAATGGGTGGTGGGACATTCTTATCCGAAGATGGATATTACAATTTGGCAGTAATTGAAGAAATTGGCCCCGGTATTTATCCATATCCTGGAGATGATGGTGAACAATGGTTTTCGTATGACAATGAAACTGAGAAGTGGAGTCCGACGGATAAACCTAAATTCTATGAACGTGTTATGGGATTTGGTATAGGGTAGTAAGTCCCTCGTTAGGGACATTAGAGGGGAAAACACCCGTTAATGTGTACAATCGGGGACTTTATAGAAGGTCGTGAAATAGAAATTTTAATGGAGAATTCGACATTGGAAAGTCAAGCATCTTGGAAAGGTGTGGCTCGGAAACGGGTTGTAGGTTCAATTCCTGCATTCTCCGCAACAGTGGTATTCGTATAGTGGTTATTATGAGTGATTGCCGATCATTAGACGGGAGTTCGATTCTCCCATACCACACTTGAATAATGTAAAAAATTGGTTTATTATAAAAATGACAAACCAAAATTAATTGAAGTTAAGCCGGAAGCGACCATAAACATGTGGAATAACCCGATAAAAATAACTGCAATGAAAAAATTTGCAAAAAAGAATGATTGGAATTTTCAAATTTGGTCAGAGAAAGAGTTGGGGATATAATGAAAGTTGTGCATTGTAAAAAATCTCCGTTTGATATTTACATCGGCCGACCTACAAAGTGGGGAAACCCATTTACCCATGATGGTGAAGCACAGGCTCGGTACAAAGTGGATACTCGAGAAGAAGCAATTGAAATGTACAAATGGTGGGTGGTTAGACAACCACATCTAATGAGTACATTGCACGAATTAAAAGGAAAAACATTGGGGTGTTGGTGTAAACCAAAAGCATGTCATGGTGAAATATTAATAGAACTGGTAAATAATTTGGAAAAAAAGGAAAATGCAGATGAATCTGAATGAACTGATTTTGAGTAGGATTGAAAATGGCGTCAACCCAATTACAGGGAGAGATATGGCCCCAAATGAAGAAGTGGTAGTTGTAAACTACAATGGAACTGAATGTATGGTTCCCAAGGAATACATCCACTATAAGGGAAAATAATGGAACGATTTGTTACAGCTGATCTCCACTTCGCTCATCAGAGCATCATACGGCACTGTGATAGGCCGTTTGAAAATGTTAATGAGATGAACGAAGTGTTGGTTAGAAATTGGAATTCGGTTGTATCGGATGGTGACCTTGTATATGTCCTAGGGGATTTTGCATGGACGCGTCCAGATTATTGGATGGATAGACTAAACGGAAATAAGATATTGATCATAGGGAATCACGATACCCTTAACAGTATTGCTAAGAAAAGGTTTGAGTTCATCAAGCCACTATATGACACAAGGATCGAAAGACAATCGGTTACAATGTGCCATTATCAAATGAATGAATGGAATAAGTCGTTTCATGGTGCGTGGCATCTATATGGTCACTCACATGGTAACGCGACTGAATGGGAAGATAAGCTATCTTTTGATGTTGGGACCGACCTTTGGAATTACACTCCAATTCATTGGAGCACAGTTGTAAAGAAAATGAAACATAAAGAGGCTATCAGAGCCGAAATGAAAGCACGACTTGAGGCTGAAAGCCCTTGGGTTCCTGGTGCAAATCGTGAGAAAATCACCGAATTAAATAGACAATTTATAAAATAACAGTTGACTTTGTCGTTTTTATCTTGTATCTTGTGGTACGATAAAAAGGAGACATTAAGTGTCTAAAAAACAATACTCGTATTTGCGGGTACATGCTGTGCATCACTATGTAATTGATGGTTACCATTCTGAAGAAGATTTGAAACGAATCGCTGGTGAATGGTTTATGAATTACCCATACGATGCTAGCCATGCCGCAAGAGATGGGTCAAGATTGGGCGGAGCCTCATTTGCATATAGTGTAGAAGAAGTTACCCCAGAACAATTAAAAGAGTTAATGGACAAACATGAAAATGGTCAGACTAATCTGGAATACGATGACATGCCTGATTATTACAAAAATGGAGTAGGTATATGGGAACACGAGGATCGCTCGGATTCATTAGAAATGGACAACACAAAGTAACATATAATCATTTCGATTCTTATCCAAGTGAATTGGGTAAAAATGTTATTGAATATTTGGAGAATAGAAACCGAGATTCGGCTCTATTGAATGCAGATTTCGACGCCATTCAAATGGTGGATGAAAATGATAAACCCACAACAGTTCAAAAGCAGTTATGCAAGGACGCTGGGTGGTATGATGGGAATGTGGCAACTCAATCTGATGAAGATTGGTATTGTTTACTGAGAAAAGCACAAGGTCTTTTAGGAGCGTATTCTGAAGTCGGTTTTATGGCAGAAGGTAGGTCGTTTTTAGAAGATTCGTTATTTTGTGAATATGCATATATTGTAAATTTGGATACTAGCCAATTGGAATTCTATGTGGGATTTGAAAAGGGTGAGTTGAATGGCAGGTATGCGGATGTTAAAAGAACGGAACAAGGTTATGGTGGGGTAAACCTGATTGGGGAATTTCCACTAAAGACAGTAGAATTATTTGATATTGAACAAGCAGAACAATCCAATACGAACGGTGTCAATATGGCACTTCCGATTTTGGAAATGGAGGATTAAATGGGAAACGAGACAAATCAGCTTATCCCGATGGTGGTTGAGCAGAATGGTAGAAATGAACGATCTTATGATATTTACAGTCGGCTCTTAAAAGACCGAATTATTTTTATGAGTACACCGATTGATGACAATGTTGCATCATTGGTAATTGCTCAATTGCTTTTTCTGACATCAGAAGATAGTGAAAAAGATATCAACATCTATATAAACAGCCCCGGTGGAATTATTACATCTGGTATGGCCATTATGGATACGATGAATTTCATCAAGCCTGATGTATCCACAATTGTTGTTGGGCAAGCGTATAGCATGGGAGCTTTCCTATTAGCGGCTGGAGAAAAGGGTAAACGGTTTGCATTACCAAATTCCAAAGTCATGATTCACCAACCAAGCGGTGGAACATACGGACAAGCTTCAGATATGATTATCGCGGCTGAGGAAATTATGAAAACCAAAAAGAAAATGAATCAGATGCTCGCCAAATTTTGTGGTCAAAGACTAAATAAGGTTGAAAAAGACGCGGATCGTAATTTTTTCATGTCGGCTGAAGAAGCCTTAGAATATGGAATAATTGATTCAATCATCGGTGGGAAATCCAAATAAGGGTATAACCCCAGGGCTTGTAGCTTAGTGGCAGAGCAGGGGACTCATAATCCTCCGACGGGAGTTCGATTCTCCACGGGCCCACAATAAAGGAAAAATTATGACAATGAATGTTTTTATACTAGAAGATGATATGAATAGAATGGAATGGTTCCATAACAATATGTCAAGATTGTTGGACTCATACGATTACAATATTATTGCTGCAGAAGATGTGGCCACCGCCAAGAAATTATTTGAAGTGTGGAATGGAGAATTCGGAATGTATTTTCTAGACCATGATCTGGGTGGTGAACAGATGGTAAGTATTCAGGAACCAAATACTGGTTCTGAATTTGCAAAGTGGTTGGTTGAACAGGGTGTCAAGGGTAATAAAGAGACAATATATGTCCACTCCCTTAATCCTGCAGGGGCTATAAATATTATGGCCAATTTTGACAAATCAATTCGAGCGCCGTTTACTTGGTTGGTAACGGGCTTGGATAAGTTATAAACACATAAAACTCAAAGGAGAAAAAATGAGAAAATTTATGTTGGTGTTGTTAATGTTCATGATGGTGTTTTCAGTAATGAACTGTAGTATTGATTCGGCGGATGCTGGTCAGGAATTGGTGATTATAAAGCAACCAATTTTCTTTGGCAGTGGTGGAGTTCATCCCGTATCATTTCCAGCTGGGGATACACAATGGTACGCTTTAACGAGTTATGCTGAATTTTTTAATGTATATCCGCAGGAATACAAAGAGACTTTCACTGATCTTATTACACAAGACAATAACCCAGTAGATTTCGATGTATATATTGAATTACAGATTCAAAAGGGTAAATCTGCAGAGCTTGTTGAAAATTTTGGAAAAGATTGGTACAAGCAAAAAATAGCTAAAAAGGGTCGTGAATTCGTTCGTAATTTTGGTCGTGGGCAAACAATGTTTGATCTTACCACAAATGAAATTATAGCTCTTGAAATGCAACAAGTTGCATTTGATGGTCTTGTAAATCATATAGCAACCGAAGGTGTGCCGATTGATGTCAACCGTGTATCAGTTGGTAAAGTAACACCACCACAAGCTGTTATTGATGAAACTATTAAAACGGCCGCACAGAAACAACGATTTATGACTGAAGAAGCTGGGGCTCAAGCTGAGCTTGCTCGAGAAGATCGTGAAACAAATAAAGCTATTGCCGATAAAGCATACCGTGATGAATTTGGAATGTCAAACGCACAATATATTGAACTACGTGGTTTGGAAATTCAGAGAGAAATCGTCGAAATGGCTAAGGAAAAGGATAATGTTGACCTACTTATCAATGTAGGGAACAGAGAAATTCAACCGATGTACCAGAAATAAACAACTAGTCCCCTTAAATGGGGACACATGATCTCGTAGTACAATGGAAAGTGCGTGGGTTTCCTAAACCCGAAATGAAGGTTCGACTCCTTCCGAGATTACACTGGAAATAAATATTAAGACTATTTATGTCCACATTAACCAATAAAGGAGTTCCAATGCGAACCGAAGATGTACCAATTAAAATACCAACAATGCTTATCATGACCGCCAAGAAATTTATTATCACAATAATATTGGTGGCTTTGATAGTAACCTCGTTATCACTGTTTACCTATCATGAAAAATGGGTGGAACCTGCTAATTGGGAAATGCAGAAACAAATAAATCATGGCAACTTAGAAACATTTAGAAATACGGTGGATTTGTTCGATGCACATCTGCTCATATTACAATTGGAAGAGAGGGTATCCGAATTGGTAAAACCGACTTCATTTAGTGTTCGGATGACAAATTACTATCCAGTTGAAGAACAATGTGACGCTGACCCACTTACTACGGCCAGTATGAAAGTAATTATCCCAGATGATGCTACGAATCATAGATGGATTGCAATTAGTTGGGATTTACACAAATGGCTCAGTACACAAATTCCAAAGGATGACCCAGCGTATGGAAAGGGTCAATTTGAAATGGGTGATTATGTTGAACTTACTGGGTATGGGAATTCGGTTGATGGAATTTATCAGATTACAGATACGATGAATTCACGACATAGAATGGCAATTGACCGCCTTACAAATGTGAATTCGCCACTTGAATTTGCAGAGAATGTTACAATCACAAAAGTATTCATTCCAGAATTACATCCAATTGATGCATAAATAATTGTATTTGGATACACTAATAACTATTTATTAACAAGGAAGTATCGACATAGGCACGTCAAGCACCCTGCTAAGGTGTGGCTCGGAAACGGGTTCTAGGTTCGATTCCTAGTACTTCCGCATTATTATACCCAATTAAACTAAAAAAAGGGGTTACAAAATGACACAATGGCAAAGATTCACACACGAAGAAATCGAAGACTTGGAAAAGACTATGATGATTGATATCGCGAATGCACCAACAAAGGAATTGACTTGGTACATTGGAAGTGACAGCCAAGTAAAACATGGTAAAATCAAGTACATTACCGCTATCGTTATACTGTTTGACGGTAAGGGTGGACGGGGTTACTACAAGGAAGTCACGGAAAAATTGAGTTACAAGATTTCCATTAGACAAAAGATTTTCCAGGAAACGCACATGTCAGTGGAAACTGCAATTTGGTTAAATCCAATATTGGAGAAGATGAATTACTGTGTAGAGGCTATTCACGCTGATGTAAGTGACGACCCAATCAATGCAAGTAACGCTGTAATGAATGAGTGTCTTGGGTACATTAGAGGTTCTGGTTTCGCAGCAGTTGGAAAACCCGACTCCTGGGCAGCCATGGAAATTGCTGACCGCTTCAGTAAATAGGTTGCTAAAGTAATAGCGTGTTTTCCCCATCTCGATGATACTTATTATTGAAGGAGAAAACAATGATTATATACAAAACTACAAACGCCTTAAACGGCAAATTCTACATAGGGAAATCTAAATATGATAACCCCGACTATATTGGTTCGGGGTCCATATTGAAAAAAGCAATACAAAAATACGGCAAGGAAAATTTTGTCAAGGAAGTTATAGAACGATGTGAGGATGAAACACAATTGAATATCAGGGAAATATATTGAATTAAAAAAACTGATGCCATTAATATTGGGTATAATTTATATCCGGGTGGTGAAGGTGGATGCACACCTGAAGCTTCCAAGAAAATAGTTGAGGCGAGGCATAACAACGGGCAACCATGGCATTCAGCTGAACGCAATCGAAAAGTTTCTATCGCTTTAACTGGTCATAAACAAACGGCCGAAACTAGGAAAAAGAATAGTGATTCTCACATAGGACAAAAACCGTGAAACGAAGGTTTAACCAATGATGATCCGAGAATCCTAGCTGGTGCAGAGAAACAAAAGGTTACAAAAAAGAAAAAATTTGCAAGTGGGGAATTGACAAATACTTGGAATAAGGGTAAAACCATTCAAGAACATTTCCAATTAGAATGTCCAGTTTGTGGGCAGGAATATGAAATTTATACATACCCATTATGATACAAAAATGGTAGGTATAAGAAAACTTGTTCAAAGCCATGTGCGGATAAAATGATGTGGGAAAGTAGAAGGAAATAAATGGAAAATAAAGACGTGACAAAATTTCTCAAATATATTGAGGCTGAAT